CTGTTGTGGCTGCCGTATTCTGTGCAGCCAGAATGTTTCTTGTCTGGTCTGCTGTAAACACCGTGCGCCCCGGTGCGTTCGTGATTAACTCCGGTCCCGCTTCACCAGCAATGAACGTGTCTGGTGTATTTTTGGAACCTTTCGCCAGCATAGGTATTTCAGATATGTTTATACCCTTTCCACCTACGCCCGGCACCCAGTCTGGCACTTTTACTTTGTTCAATCCACGTATAACCGTGTTGACCGCAGATATAATGCCGTTGATAACTCCCGTACACACTGACTTGATACCCTGCCAAATTCCAGAAAATATTTGCTTTATGCCCTCCCAAGCCTGCCGCCAGTTCTCGGAAAATATACCAGTTATGAAAGTGATAATTCCATTCAGTACGGTTGAAATTCCAGAAATTACACCGGAAATTGCTTGAACTCCGCTTTGTACGATAGACTGGATTGTTGGCATTACAAATTGTATTGCTGCTAAAATTCCTTGAATTATTGGCGAAACTATGTTCCAGATTGTCGTCAGTGCTGTTTGTATCGCAGGTAAAAGCGTTTGCAATACGTTTGTCACCACTGGCAAAATTGCTTGAATTGCTGCGGAAATTGCCGGAAGCACCGTGCTACAAATAAAGCTGAATAATTCTGAAATAATCGGCAAAACATAAGTTGAAATGAATGTGATTATTTCTGAAATAATCGGCATAAGACCAGCAATGAAACTTCCTATCACCGGAATAATTGCACCGATAAAATCAGCAATGCTTTGTATAATCTGCATAATGGTTGGGGCTGCCGCTTGAATAAAACTAACAATCCCCGGTATTACCTGTGTAACAATTACCTGCAATACCTGTTCTGCAACTGGCACAACGTATGTGGTTATAAAGCCCACAACTTCTGAAACTGCGTTCTTGACTGTTCCCAGTACATTTACGAACGTGTCAAAGACTGCTGCGCCTTTATCTCCGAACAACTCTTGTATCTTGTCACGGGCTGCACCTATGTTCCCATCAGAAAACACATTCTTTATGGTGTCGCCTATGTTGGTAATGACTGAAACAATCTTGTCAAAGACTGCCAGTGCTTCATCACCAAAAGTCCGCTGTATAAATCCCCTTATCTCTTCAAGATGGTTCTTTACAAGCTGTATTACTGTAATAATTGTTGTGATAACGCCCACAACTGGCAGTATCTTTCCTGCAATACCTCCAAGCGGTCCCAGTGCTGTTTTTGCAAGGTTTCCAATAGGACCCAGCACCGTTTTTACCGCATTTCCCAGCGGTGCAATCAGTGTTGTTGCCTTGCTAAATGCTCCGGTAATTCCCTTTGTTATGAAGCCGCCTACTTTTCCAAGTGGGCTGTTTGCAATCGCACTTCCTACCGTTCCAAGTATCGGACCCAGCTTGCCACCAATTAGTGAAAATGGTTTCAGCATAAGTCCCAGCATTTTTGTCCCAGCTCCTGTCAATGCTCCGCTTGCTTTTCCTGCAATTCCTAAAAAGCCACTGACAATGGACTGCTTCACGCCGCCCATAAAGCCTGTTACTGCTCCAATAACTCTGTTTCCACTGAATATATTACCTATTGCAGAACCTACGCCGCCCATAGCGCCTTTTACATTGCCAAAATATGACAATATACCGCTTCCAGCTGTTTTCAGCTTTTCCGCAAAACTTACGCTTGTTGCTGCGTTTTCAATAAATCCGGCACGCAGTCCCACCAGCTTTTTTACCAGTGACAATATGCCGTCTTGCGCTGATAATGTAACCAGCTTTGTTGTCAACATTCCCACTTTCAATGCTGCCAGCCCCGCTGCTACCTTTAGGGCTGTTTGCACTAATTTGGGGTTTGCTGCTACAAATTCTGAAACTTTAGTGACCACAACCGCCACTTTGTCTGCCAGATTTCCTACAATCGGCAGTAGATTTTGACCAAGAGCAATGCCTAAGTTTGCAATACTGTTCTTTGCCTTTTCCATTTTGGCTTCTGTGGTGTCTTCCATTTTGGCAAAGGCGCTGTCTGTTGCTCCAACGCTGTTTACCATGTCTTGTACGCTTGAATTGAAGCCGTCAACTCCGTTTGACAGAAGCGACATTGCCGCTTTTCCAGCTTCCGAACTGCTGAACATATCAGATAGGGCAAGACCGGACTTGTTAGCTTCTTCCTGTATACCTCCCAGAATTTCCCCAAGTGATTTACCACTTGCCATCAATTCTGCAAAGCTGCCGCCCATCTTCTGCCGCAATAGCTTGTCTGTCGTACTTCCAGACTTTGACAACTCATTTAACATACTGTTCATGTATGTTGTCGTTTCTGCGGCTGCAATACCTTTGCTGGTCATTATTGCATATCCGGCGCATAACTGTTCCAGTGAAACATTGCTGGCGTTTGCAGTCGGTATGATTTTACCCATACTGCTTGCCAGTTCTCCTACTGTTACTTTACCTTTGTTCTGCGTCTGTACCAGCATATCTGATACCGTGCTTACTTTGTCCGCACTCATGCCGTATGCGTTCAATACGGTTGTTAATACGTCCAGTGTTTGCGAACTTTCCGCAAATCCGGCTTTTGCTAACTTTGTACTATTTGTAACAAAGTTTACGGCGTCACCTGTCTTCTGCCCGGCAGATATAGCGTTGTACACATCATCAGCAATGGCATTGGCTGCAATTCCTGTCTTGTTTGACAGTTCCATTATCTGTTGTGACAATGTGCCCAGCGGGACTTCCTGCGTATCTGCAATGGTTCCCACCTTTGCTATTGCTGTTTCGTACTGCTGCGCCGCCTGCACGGGTCCTGCATACACTGCGGCAGCTACGGCACTAATTGCACCGATAGTTCCCACCAGCTGTCCTTTTGTCTTTGAAATGCTCTGTTCCACCTGCTGTTGCTTATCATTCAGTTTTTGCAACGTCTGCTGTGAAGTTTGCAACTTTTCATAGGACTTTTGCAGTCTTCCGTTTGCTTCTTCCAGATTGTCCGTATTTACCCCGGCTGCTTTCAATTCGTCGGCGTAACTGTTTAATTGTTTTTCCTGTTCTTCAATTTTGGCAGTGGTCTGTTGTATCTGGTTTTCATTCTTTTCAAGCTTCTTCCGCAGTGCTTCTGTGGGTTCGCCTGTCTGCTGCAATTCCTGCTGTAATCGGTCATGCTCTGCGTTAAGCTGTGCCAGTCGTTCTTTGTCCTTGTCAATGGCGGCAGACTGCTTTGTGTAGCCGTCAATCTTTGATTGCAGGGAATTGACATTTTTTAAGCTGTCCCGTAACTGGTTATTGGTGTTAATTGCGCTTTTGAATGTGCTGTTAAAATTGCCACCCAGCGACGCTTTCAGCTTAAAAAGCAGTTCAAATTCCTTTTGTGACCCTGCCAAGCTGTTTCACCTCCCTACGCATTATTGCTGTTCTGTTTCTGCTCTTCCGCTTCTTCTTTTTCCACTTCATTTATGGTTTCAATCCATGCAAAAAGTCTGCGTATAGGCATTTGTAGCCAGAACGGGACGGGCGTATGTGAAGCCCTTGACATTTTGTATATCTGCTTTCTTATGAACTTTGCGGGTTCTTTAATTTTTAATAGCCCGCAGCAATTAAAAAATCCCTTGCTTTGTTCTTAATCTTCATGTAATCACCTACCGGAAGACGTCTGATTTCATCAGAAGCAACCCCCGCAGCCTTTGCCGCAAGAATACACTGGAACGCAGAAGAAATTTCCGGTGAAAGTGCGTATTTGTTCTGGTCTGCAAGCTCCTGTTCTACCGCTTCAATATCTTCACCAGTCAAATTGTCAAAATAGAAAGTTAATTTTGTATACTTCTTTCCCTCAATTTCTCTGGGCTTCTTGAATGTGTGTGTATAATTCAAGCTACCGTCTTCTTCCTTGTCTTTCTTCTTGTCGTCAAAATTGACCACGCCGCTTGCCTGTGCTTCCTGCATTTCCTTTTCCTGCTCTGTTACCTGCTCCATGTTTTCAGTTGTGTTTGTTGTATCTGACATCGTTTATTCCTCCATATCTTTGATTTTAGGCAGGAAAAAACCAGCGGTCTTCCCGCTGGCTCCTGCTGTCTTTTTTTACTTTCCTAGTGCTTTTCTGACGTCCTTTAAGTAATCTTTGCCATTGATAATGCACACAAAGTTTAACGGGTCAATTTCCGTTACCTTTGAACCGTCCAGATACATTGCATAGTATGAAACGGCGTATTCGCCGCTTACATCAGCTGTTGAAGCTGCCGCAACTTTTCCAAGTGCTGTCTTCTTCGGCTTCACTTTCATGATATGCTTTACGCCGGACACTTCGTTTGCGCTTGTGCGCAGGTTCATTCTCTGCTGTGCAACTCGCAAGTCAATTCTGTGTACCCGTGGTTCCATCAGCTTGACTGCTGCTGCTGTGACAGTTCGGAAATTGAAAGTTGTTGACATTGCGTTTAAGTGACCGATTATAATTTCTTCGATATTTCCCGCAATGCCTGCGCCGCTTAATTCCTCTGTCATGTATTCAAGGTCTGGCAGTGTCACTTCTGTTGTTCCCAGATACTCCGTGGCGTCCTCATAAATCGCATAGTTAATAACTAATTCATCAACTTTAGACATTCTGTTTCACCTCCCTGTTATGCTGCCACCAGTGCTTCAAGATATGACAAGTCATATTCAAGCACAAAGTCCATTTTCTGCATTGGTGATGGCGGTGTAATGTAAATGTGGAAACGCACAATTCCTGCTGCCAGCTGGCTTGCACTGTTCTCGCTCTCGTTAAGTTCCACACGTCCACCAATGATTTTTTCATCAGTTGCAAGACTTGCCAGCCAGTCATTGACAGACTGCACGATTGCGTCAAGAAGACGTCTTTTAATACCTCTGTCAATGTATTTCCAGTATGTCAGAATAAGTGTCTTTGCAACCCACTTGAACATACGGTTAATGCAGTAGAAATAGTCTGTCACGTCTGTATTTGCAGGATAGCAAGCAGTATAGTTACCCCAGCTTACAAATCCGTTGTAGAAATTAAGTGCAGTAACCACACCGTTTTCATTCAGATAATTTGCCTGCTGAATATCCATTGTAACTTCCGAACCGTCCGCAACAACCATTCTGTCTGCCTGTATACTCTTGTTTGAAGCGCTCTCGCAAGGTGTGCCGTCGCCGTATTCTGTCGCATTGTCTACCGCAGACATTGAAGCTGCAAGCTGTGTTGAAAGATTGAAAACTCTATCACCCAGCGCAACTTTAGGGAAGCAGACAACTTCCGTGCGCTTTGTGAAGTTCTTTCTCTTCTTCCACTCCGGTACTTCCGTGTAATAGGTTGCCCCGGTTCCCTCTGCTGTGTCTACGTCCAGAATTGCTTCTGCTTCAAACAGTCCGTTGATATTTTCTGCTTTTGCAGACATTACCGCCGCAACCTCTGAGTCATGTGACCAATTCGGACACAAAATAAGGTCTGGAACCTTTGTGAAGCGTGGAAATACGCTGTTAATCAGTTCAAGACCTGTGGTTTTATGTGTGCTTACACTGTAACCTCCGATAATATCCTCTTTTGTTACCTGTGAAGCGTCCACGGCGTCATATTTGACAGCAACTTTGCCTGTGGTTTCTTTTAAGAACTCCACAACACATTTTGTATCACTGTAAAATGCTTCGTAGTCCTCCCCGGCGGTCTTTCCGGTGATTTCCACACTGCTTGCGATTGCTTCAAGCGGTAACTCAATCTGATTGTCTACGACGTCCATCTGTGCTTCTGTTACTGCCTTTTTATGTTTCTTTGGGTCAAGAACATTGACAAAGAATACCTGTGCTGAATTAAAAAGCGTAAACGCTGTGTAAATCTCTTCGCAAAGGCTGTATTTCTTCCAGTCGTCAGAATATCCCAACGCCTGCACTGCTTCTGTGTAGCTTGAAGCCATGATAACTTCATTTACTTTTCCGTTTACCATCTGCACTGGTGCCGTTCCAACCACAAAATGTACGCCCGTATCTACGGACACTGGCGTGATAGTGCCGTTGCTTGTCTTGTTGGCGTTTACTCCATGTGAAATGTCACTCATTCGCTTATACCTCCTGTTCTGCGTATGCAAGGGCGGCAGCCATTAAGTCGGAATAATACTTGTTGTATACATTCCCGGTTGTCTTCACCTTGTCTTTCTTCTCTGCAAGTTCCTTTGTCGGAACCAGCATTTTTTCTACAAGTGGGAACTTTTCAAGAACGAAAGAGAGTTCTTTCTTAATCCCCTCTTCTGTACCCTCAAAAACCTTGTTGCACTGCAACATTGCTTTTGGCAAGTTCGGTCCAATATAGACCAACTTTACCGTTTCCGGCTGTGTATTTGCCGTTTCTGCGGTTTTTTCTTCTGTGGTGGTATTTTCTACCGCCTGCACCTTTTCAGCGTCCTTTTCGGCTGCTGTGGTGCTTGCTGCTGTGTTTTTTGTAGCCATCTTGTTTCCTCCTGTTCTTATAGATTGTAAAGGACTTCTGCCACGTCACGTTGAATGGTTGGCAATATCCAATTTGTCACCATTTCCCCCATGTAATATGGTGGTGTGGTGTCTTGATAAACGATATATTCAAGTGGCAGTTGCAACGCAAACTGACCACCGCCGATTGTCCCGGCTTTCTTCAATTCGCTGCGCACTCTCAAAATCAGATTAAGAAGTGCCAGTGGTCCGTCCTGCCCATCTTCTGAATACACCGCAAATATAATTCTTACTTTGCAGCTGTCTTCCTCTGGTTCTCCTGCTTTCTTGTCGTCCGTCCCTGTTAGGAACTTCAACAAAATGTATGGCACTTTCTGTTGTACGTCGTCAGCTTCCGGCAGTCCCATTTGATAGACCGCTGCTGCTCTTTCTTTTTCTTCATTGCTTCCCGTTCTGGTTCGCACTGGCAACATAATGTCAGACGTTTTGGAACTAATGAATTTCTGCAATTCTTCTAACAAAAAAACTGGTGTCATGTTTTACCCTCCATAACCGTTCAAAATCCTGTTCATTTCGTGTATAATTCTTTCGTTTACCAGTTCTTGTGCTTCCTTTTCCAGCCCGTCTATAATGTCTTCGTTTCCCACCATCTGTGCTGCTGATAGTCCCATTTTTTCTTCAATCGGAAAACGCTTGCGTCCTGTCCTCTCAAATACTCCTGTGTGACCATTGCTTTTCATTTCAGCAATGAAAGCGTCTTCAAATGGTGTCCCGCTGCCGCCTTTTTTGACTGCTGCCCGCACCTGCTTTCCGGTTCCGGGTTTTGTTGGTGTGACTTTGAATTTGTACAGCGGTATTTTTACGCCAGAAAATGAAACAAAGCCCGCAAGGTTTCCCGTGCTGGCTTTGGTTATATTTATTCTGGTTGCTTTCGTCAGTGCTGCGCCATTTACGGCATATACGGTTTTTACCTGCTTTATTGCCTGTGTCTTCACTCTGGAAATACCACGGTTCATAGCGCTGGCAAATACTCTTTCTGCACCTTTTGGAACGTCTGCCAGCAGGGTTCCCACTCTTTCTATTGCGTCAGATGTTATTTCAATCATTCTTCCAACATCTCCAATTCAAGAATTATTTCCCCGTCCTCGCAGTCTGCTTTTGAAATGTTATACATATTAATTGCCCCGGCTTCGTCAATTTCAAGCTGGCGTCCTTTTTTTGGAACACAACCAAAATCATATAATGACATATAGACCAGACAAGAAGCACGGTTTATGCCCTCTGCATTGTCCCCGTTTCCTCTCTGCCGTTCGTCGGCTGCCGTGTGGTCAATGATTATGGGCAAATAGTGTTTCTTGCCTTGATACCATATATCAGTCATAGTTGCCATTTCTCCGCAGTTGTGAAACACTTTCATGTCACTGGCAAGCTGTGCTTTGAAGTCCATTAGATAGGTGTTGCAACAAACCAGCTGTCTACATCATGCGGAACGCATAACGGTGCAGAAGACAGATTGAGGAAGCGGCGGGCAGGCTTGCGTTTTGTCCATGTGTCCGGTACATATTTACCCTCTACGGTCATAAAATTGCCGTCCGGCTCCTTAATAAGTGTGATTGCTCCATAGTACATGGAATAATCAGCGTTTGTGCTTAACAGTGCCAAGCTGTCAGCAGGTACAAGCGGCTTGTCCTCCGGTTTGTCCGGGTTTGTCCAGTCGTCAAGATACCACTCATTGTACTTGTAAATATCAAGTCCCAGTTCGTGAATGGTTCCAAGGTATGTGACGCCGTTCGGTAACTGTTTAGGCTGTATAACCGCAAGATTGAAGTTTTTCACATCAAGCATTTTCTGCACCTTTGCATGATTTACAAACGCATTTGCAACGTCGCCACCCATAACACAAATATCACAGTTTACAAATCCGGTCTTCTGTACGGTTTCGTGCCAGCGCTTCAAATCTGCGATAGGGTCGGAAGTGTCAGCAGTCCACTTCTTCGCTGCTGTTGTGATTTTCTCTTTGTTTGTAAAAGAGAAGTCAATCACTTCATTTACTCCGTCGCCAATGATAGGGATTGTGCCAGTAAAAATGGTCTGTACGCACATTAACTCTTCACGGCGTAAAATCATTTCTCGCAGTTCCTTGAAATCATCAGCCATTTTAAGCACTGCACGTTCCGCAGGTGTTCTGCCAGAATAAAGGCTTTCACCCGGTCTGCGCTGTAAAAGGTCGTCAACCGTTGTGACCTTTTCCGGTGCAACTAAAGGCGGTGTGTAGGTCTTTGTTTCATAGCCAGTGTTTGGCACTACCTTTCCACCAATTACACGGCTGACAAACGGTGCAACCTTTCTGCTTCCTTTCTTGAAATCAACATCAACATTCTTTGTCACGAATGTTTCTTCATGTTTGAAAAATGTACTTCTGAAAAAAGTACGCACGGGCGGTAACTTCTGAACCACTCTGCCCATTGTTCGTGGTTCGTAAATAGATACTTCATTTGCCATGATTGTTTTATCCTCCTTACTTCAAAAAGATTGATACTTTTCGCAGCGCTTCTTTGATTTTTGCTAAATCTGCGCTTGCTTCAAGGTTTAATGCGTCAGCGAAAAACTCACCTGTCAAATAATATGTGACTGGCTCGCCCTTTCCTGCTGCTGCCGCAGAAATTCCGATTGCGTTCGCTTCTTTTGTTGTAGCAACCGGAATGATTTTGTTTTCGTTCTCTGTGTCAACCATTACTGGTGCATACTCTTTGATTTCTGCGCCTGCAACTCCCGTTTCCGGTACTGTTGGGAAGTCGCCAGCAAAGAAATTCTTTGGCGCTGTTTCTCTCTTCTCTACTGCGTATTCACTCATTTTGCGCTACCTCCTTATTTTGTATCTGGAAACAACTTGTCAATAGCGGCATTGAACGGGTCTTTTCCGTCACCGCCTGCGTTGTCCTCCGGTGTTACGCCAGATACGCTGTTTGCCCCGCTGTTCTGTGCGTCCTGCTGGCGGTTCTGAATGTAAGTTCCACCCGCTTTGTTTTGCTCTGCAATGATTTTCACTGCAAGTTCCTGCGCAGAAATAGGGTTTTCAAACTTTGCGTCTGTCGCAAGTGCTGCATAGTTGCCGTTTGCCAAGTCTTCAATGCCTTTAATTCTTGCACGTTCTGTGGCTGCGGCTTCGTTCTGGATTGTCGCTACTAAATCCGGGTATGCGGCTTTTAGTGCGTCAACCGTTGTGATTTTGTTTTCTGGTGCTGCCATTTCTGGTTCCTCCTTTTCTTTTGGCTTGTTGATAGGTTCTGTTGCACTATTTACTAAACTACCCGGATTTTGATTGTGCGGGCTGTTTAATAACTGGGTTGGAATACTCTTGAACATGGAAACGTCAATAGGCACTGAATTGACAACGATTTTTGAAGAATTTTCAACAACTGTTGTGCTGTCTTCAAACATCAATTCATCACAAAAGCCGTTTTCAACGGCAATGTCGCCCGTCCACCATGTTTCGTTAGACATAAGCTGTTCTATGTCTTCTGTTTTTTTGCCAGTCTTGCTGGCGTATGTATTGACAATGCTTTGTTTAATCACTTTCAGTTCATCAGCCATCTTCAAAAAGTCTTCTGCTCTGAAAGTGTCCCAGACTGTCATTGCTGGGTCATGTATCATAAATACACCGTTTCTGGCAATCTTGATTGTGTCGCCAGCCATAGCAATGATTGTGGCAGCGCTTGCCGCCCAGCCATCAATTTTGACTGTCACTTTAGCTGAACAATCTTTCAATCTCGTAAAAATTGCATTTGCTGCGAACACATCACCGCCGCCGCTGTTAATTCGCACGATAATTTCCGGCACATCACCAAGCGCCGCAAGTTCTTGATTGAATTGCTGTGGCGTCACCCTGTCTTCCCACCATGACTGCTGGCTGCTTATTGCGCCGTACAAAAGCAGTTCTGGTGGTTTGTCGCCTGTTGCTGGAATAAAATTCCAGAATTTATTTGTCGTCACTCCGTATGGATTGCCCGGCGTCCTGTTGTCCTGCTGCTGGTTCATTCCCTGCGCCTGCTGCGGCTGCTGGGGATTTTGGCTTGTTTGCATTGGCATTGGCAATTTTCTTCACCTCTCTTAACTCTTTTTCTTCGTGTTTCAGTTGTTCAATATTATTGTAGTAGCTTGTGCCCGTCATTTGCATTGTTTCGTCACTTCGTGTGCTAAAGCCGTTCTGCACCCGCTTTTCTGCGGCTGTTACTTCTTTTACCGGGTCTAACATACCCTTTGCAGGTCCGTTCCATTTCGCCCCGCAATATGCTTTTCTAATCACCGGGTCAGTAAAGAAGCCCGGTGCCTTGATACGCCCTTTTGCAACCGCTTCTGTCAACCACTCTTCATATACTGGCTGGCAAAAGTCAGTTGCTAACCAGTCCCGGTACATATTAAACATTTTCCACGCTTCTTCCAGTGCGCCTTTACTTGCTGTATAACTGGAATTAAAGCGCTTCATAAGCAATTCATAAGGTATTTCAAGGCTGGCGCCTATCTGCTGGCATATAGCTTCCACAAAGCCGCCAAAATTGGCGTTTGGTCTTCCGGGGTTCATGTCGTGTGCCTTTTCACCCTCGTTTAAGTCGATAACGGCACCCGGCGCAAGTTCAATGGTGGTTTCGTCCTCTGCGTCCACCTGCACTTCCTCCGGTATAATGCTTCCTATTGCGTCTTCGCTGCTTGCGTCTGCCTTTTCGATAAACACCGTGAACATACCGGACACAACCGCTGCAACCAGTTCGGCGTCCGTGTATCTGCCAAGCTGTTTTAGGCTTTCAATGACCGGGGCAAGGAATGGAACGCCCCTGCGCTGTCCTATTCGTTCACGGTTCATAAGGTGTAGTACGTTTCTTCTTCCGGTTGTTTTTCCGAACGCTTCCACCCTCTGCCAGCTAATGTCTGCGTAGGCATAAGACAACGGGTGGTGGTCTGCTATGTGATACGCTACAACTTCCCCGGACTGGTCAACCTCCACACCTCCAACAATTTTATTGTCTATGGTGTCGCAGTTGTCCGGGCTGCATAATCTGTCCGCTTCTATCAGCTGCACACGCAGGTCATATGGCTGGTTCAGTCGTGGTTTGACCGGAAGCACTGCCAGACAGTCCCCAGAAATAAGCCAATTCAAAAAAGCTAACTGCTGCAACTCGCAAAAGTTGTCAATTCGTGCCATGTCACAATCTGTGCTTTCTGCCCAGATATTCCATTCACGTTCAATCTGCTTTTCAAGTGTTCTTCTTTCCTCCGGTGATATGCCCAGCAATTCTGTGTCAATGTTCGGCTTCAAACGTAGCCCACGCCCAACAATGTTGGTTCGCATGGTTTTGACAGCGCCATTTGCAATAGGCACACCCATATATAAATCACGGGTGCGCTGTCGTAATACAGATACATTGTCTTCTATGTCCTCACGACTGCTGCCGCCTGCATGAAGCCAGCCTGCAAGTGATTTCTTTGTGACGCTGGCGCCATAATTGCCATACCCGCTGTCTAAAATCTGCATTTTTTGCCTTGCAACTGTTCTTTTCAATGCTGCTTGCGGCGCTATGACCGCTATTGCCTTATCAATTCCCGCTGCAATTCCCACGCTTTCGCCTCCTTTATTGCATGAAAAAAGCAGCCTTTTACAGCTGCTTTCCTTGTTTTTTACTTTCTTTCAGTCTATATATTATCATTATTTTTCGGGCAATGGTGTGCAATCTTTGCCCTTTTCATGCAATTTCGGGCAATTTTTGCTTAGTACGGCTTATACCCCACGTTTTTTCCTCTTACTGGTGTTTCAACTGCTTTTTGTATATCCATTCCCCTTTTTATTCGTTCTCTTAGCGTGTCTGTTCTTATATCTGCCATTTCCGCTAATTCTGTTATTGTTTTTAATTCTCCTTTGTACTCATATTTTTTTACATTGCTTTTATTGTTTTCTTGCGTTTTCCAGTCTGTCCACCTGCAATTCTCCGGACTGTACCCTTTGTCATTGTCCATTCTGTCTATTGTCAGTTTGCCTGTGTATCCATTTTCTAAAGCCCATTTTTCAAATTCTTCAAAACTTTCTTTCCATTCTTTGCATATGTAAATCCCTCTACCTCCGTATCTGTCGTATTCTATGGCATTCTCATTTCCTGTTCTATGCAAAATTCCACGCCATATTCTATATAATCTCTTTTTGCTGTTTCCATGCGTTGTAGCCCTTTTTCTTGTTTTCTCTCTTCTGATACAACCACAACTCTTTGTTTCTCCGTTACTCAATTTATCCAAACGGACTGTTGTTTTGTTCCCGCACTCGCATTGGCAATTCCACAATGCTTTCCCGTTTTTATCTGTTCCAGCAAATG